CTACCGGGTCACCAAACGTTCGCAACGCGAACACCCAGGATTTCCCGTCATCATTTTGGTGACGGGATTTTCTAGTATATGAGGGGTTGCAGTATAGTTGTACTGAATTTCTACTTTATCGGGATAGACGATGACACGACGGATAAAGGTTTGGAACATGTCCAGGCGATATTTGTCGTGTTCTTTTTTATTGAGAAGCAGGCTCTTGAGAAAGAACTCGACGGCGATTTCATCAATTTTTACCGGAGTAGATAAGAGCTTTATTTTTTCCATCTTGATATCCAGGTCCGCAATTTCCTTTTCATATTGGGAGATGTTGGCCGCCAGCGTTGTGGAGATGATACCGGCTTCGACGGCTTTGATGGAGTTGTTTAGTTTTTTCTGAATGATCTTTTTATCCTCTTTGATGCGGTCCAGTTCCATGGAAGCTGGGTCTTTTTGTTGTACGGCGACAGCTTGTTTTGCAATCATATGGACGGCTTCCGGGTTCATGAGGATATTTATCGTCGTTTGTAATACTAGATCTTCCAGTTTTTCCCGGCTTATGTTACGGTTGGTGCATTTTATATTGAGCTTTTTGCCGCGGTCATGGTAGTTATTTTTGGTGGAGCAGCGATAATAGTGATAGAGGGCGCCGCTTTTGGAGTGTCCACTTTGGCCGGTCATGGGAGAGCCACAGACGCCACAATAAATCATCCCGGTAAGTGCATAGTTTGCACTGCGACGTTTAGCACGGGGATGAGCTTTGATGTGATGGATTTTCTCTTGTGCCAGGGCAAATTGCTTTTGCGTGATGATGGCGGGTGCATAGTCGGCGACTTCGATGGATCCCCAGCGATACAGTCCAGTATATATGGGATTTGTCAAGATTCGGTTCAAGCTGCTATAGCGGAATTTCGTCTTGCGAGATGTGACATAGTTATGGTCATTCAGGTATCTGATGATCTCCATAATACGACACCCTGCGAGCCATTTATCATATATGATTTTTACGGCTTCCGCACCGACGGGGTCGATTTCCAGCGTTTTATCTGGAGCAAGGCAGTACCCCAGCGGAACATAGCCGCCGGTCCACTTATGCTCCAGGACATTTTCGGTCATTCCGCGTTTTACCTTTTGGGACAATTCAGCGCTATAGTATTCCGCATACCCTTCGAGCATGGACTCTAAGATAATAGAGCTTGGATCATCGCCGATGCGTTCCTTTGCGGACAGCACACGGACACCATTCTTTTTGAGTTTATTTTTGTATACGGCGCTATCGTAGCGACTGCGACTGAAGCGGTCCAGCTGATAGACGATGACGTACTGGAATTGCCCGCGGGCACTGTCAGCAATCATGCGCAGGAAATCGGGGCGATTATCGGATCGGGCGGACATGGCTCGGTCTATGTAAGTGCCAATGACTTCCAAACCCTGGTCTTCGGCGAATTTCGTACATTCGCGAATCTGGCCGTCGATGGATTCTTCTCTTTGCTTGTCAGAGGAAAAGCGGGCGTAGATAACTGCCTTTGATTCACTCATAAATTATCAGTCCTTTCGTGGAGTCTAAGGACTGATTATGGTATAATATAGACGTAAATCAGCCCTATCTGGTGGTTTACAAATGCCGATACGGTACTGGTAATACCGCCGGCGTGCCTCGTGTCCTGTTGCGTCAGGATACGGGGCTTTTTTATTAGTATTAAATGATTACTTATAAGAAATTAACACTTGATACTTGCTTATTTGCGTCAACGGTAACCATAAATGAATTACGTATTTTTGCGCCAAAGCTGTTCTGTGCGTCAACAGTGCCTGTAATTAAAACAGAACCACTTTTATCTTTCAGTACTTTTAAATTATCAAAGTCGGCAGTAGACGGGGCTTTCAGCTTATTTTTGACAGCGTCCTGGGCAATTACCTGGTATTCAGCTACCTGAGCATCCGTAAGCGTGACATCGGCAAGGTCGCATATTTTATTGTCTGACGCGTACACTTTTACACCTTGCTGATTTTCAATAGCTTCTAATTTACCATCTTTAACCCCGAAAAAGACACGGCCGTACTTATCATCTTGAACGTAGTAATATCCCTTTTCTTTGTTTAGCGTTGATACGCCGTCAAATTTAGTTACCCCGACATCCTTTAGTTGCGTAAGCACTGTACTCGCTTGCTCTTTGGAAAGGCCGGTTGCTTTAGCGATGTCACCAGTAGGGTCATTACCGCACCCGGATACCAACAACGCAGACATAACTAAGGCGACTAGCATTGATTTTTTCATAAGATTCAACTCCTTTTTATTTATCCAGCTACGAAAAACTGGAAATCATCTATTTCAGTATCCAAGTCTTGGTTATGGAGCATTTTTTCAAGCAAATCGGCTTGGATTTCAGCGCTGAAGTCGTTGCCCTTGATGTGCATCAATTCATGAAGGACAGCGGCTTTTTGCATTTCCCAGGAACAGTGAGAATTGACAATAATAGTGTAGCTGCCATCTTCGTTCATATGCGTGAGGGCTCGCACATGATAGGGCATATCTTGATAGACTAATATAATATTCATAGGCTACTTTTTACCTTCCTTCGCCTTTAGCCCGTTAATTAGATTCAGGACAATGTCAATATCATCTTTGCTGAGGTCTTTGGTAGCATCGAACAGAATACGCCGGTTCGGATCCGTGCGCAGCTCTTCTGCTAGGGCAACAACGTCCGGATCGGAATAGTAGCCATGGCCATCGTCGGCAGAGCCTTCACCTGTTTTTAGCCAATCAATTGATATATGGAGAATTGCAGATAAATTGTCCAGTTGAGCTGACGTAGGCGCTGACGTGCCTGCTACAAAATCGTGCATTAGCTCAGCTGTTATACCACATTTTTCAAGAGATTGCCACTCGGATTCCGAAATACCCCGGTCCGTTAACAATTTATCTATACGAAGTGATATTTCTCCATTTAAGTCCCAGCCCATCAAATAGCTAGGCGTAGTATTTAGCGCTTTCGCGAATGCTGCAATTTTCGATTGCGTTATATCATTTTCGCCTTTTTCTATTTTAGCTATTGTAGATCGAGATTTATATCCTAATTTTTTAGCTAACTCGTCTTGAGACATTCCTAGTTCTTCGCGTCTCTGTTTTATTCTTTTATATAAGTCCATGGTAAAGCCCCCATAAATTATAGTATATGTTGTCCTTGACTATAAGATACCATACTGTTTATTAAAAATCAACTTTTATTTATGGAATTATATTTAAGTGTTGACATATAATCAACAAACGGATATAATGACAATATGATTAGAAATCAACAAAGGAGGTGATTAAATTGACCAATACCACTAAACTAGAAATGGCAATAACCCGCTCTGGTTTAACAAAGAAATTTTTGGCAGAAAAATTGGGATTATCCACTATGGGCCTTTATAAAAAAGTCCATAATTTAACAGAATTTAAGGCCAGCGAAATCGAAATGTTAACGAAACTCCTGCATTTAACACCTTGCGAAAGAGATGCTATTTTTTTTAACGCCAATGTTGATTTAAAATCAACTATCGTATAAGAAGGATCATCATGACGAACAAAGAAATGAAAAAGCCCAGGCCGAATATAACGCGCAGCGGAAGAAGTGGCCGAAAGGAAGGCAAGAAATGACACCTAACGAAACGGCTTACTTAGTCAACCTGTTTCAAAAATCTTACTTGAGACGGCTTCAGCTAACTGATGCCTACAATGAAAATCCGGTCAGCATGAACTATATCCTCAAGGAATTAGCAGAAATCAATGTAGAAACGATTCTACATATCTGCCATGAACTGGGGATAGATTCCGAACGGTTGCGACGAGCAGGCATCGCCGCCTGGGAAGCCCACTGTGAAGAAGTTTTGGTGGATTGGAGGCGACAATGCGATGAAACATAAATCTAGAAGGCCACACGCAAGCCGGCTTATCCGCGCTGGATTATCCATGGCCATAGCCTTTGGGTGCGGACTGTACATCGGCCACACGGCGCCATGGATGACCAGCGAAACACTGGCGGCCGATACATTCTACACCCATGAAGTAGATGCTGGTGAAACGCTCTGGCAAATTGCCGGACCCATTGCAGATCAGACCGGACAGGACGTCCGGGAAATCATTTACCAGCTCCAAATCAACAATGACCTGGGTCCGAATCCGACACTGAAACCAGGGCAGAAATTAATCATTCGTTACTGATAGGAGGTGGTGACAATGGATGATTTTTTCCGCGATATCATCGACTTCTACAGTGATCCGGAAAACATCCGGGCCCTAGAAGAATACCGTAAAGAACAAGAAGCCTTGAAAGGAGGTGAAACGAATGATGTGCGAAACGTGTCCCCATGACGGGTATTGTATCCCCGATGACTGTGCGCTCATGAAAAAAGAGCCGCTCCTGCGCCAACAGGAAACGGCTCCAGCCAAAATAACTCAAGTCCACTATAGCACACGATCGGGGATTTTACAATTGGATACAGCTCAAAATGATTATGAAATGTTTATTGCTAAAAAGGAACGCCCGGCGGATGATTACGGTTTCAAGGTACCTGTGGATTCCCTGCCGGATGCCTTGTTCGACTTCCAGCGCGATATCGTCCACTGGGCCCTGGCCAAAGGCCGCGCCGCTATATTTGCTGATTGTGGCCTGGGCAAGACCTTGATGCAGTTGGCTTGGGCAGACCAGGTACATCAGCGCACGGGCCATCCCGTACTGATACTGGCCCCGCTGGCCGTTGCATCGCAGACGGCACAGGAAGGCGCACGGTTCGGCATTGATGCCGTTGTTGTGGAACACCCGGAAGAGGTCATCAACGGCATCAATATCACGAACTATGATAAGCTGGACCGCTTTGATACGTCGGCATTCTCCGGCGTCGTCCTCGACGAATCTTCTATCCTGAAGTCTTTTACCGGGAAAGTACGGACCGCGCTGATCAATGCTTTCTGCCGGACACCATACCGATTGGCCTGCACAGCCACGCCGGCGCCGAATGACTACATGGAATTAGGTAACCATTCCGAGTTCCTGGGCGTCATGACGCGGACGGAAATGCTCAGTATGTTCTTTGTCCACGACGGCGGGGAAACGTCTAAATGGCGCTTGAAAGGTCATGCGGAAAAGGGATTTTGGCACTGGATGGCCGGCTGGGCTGTTGTCCTGGATAACCCGGTCAGCCTGGGCTACCAGGACGAAGGCTACGAACTGCCGGAACTGCATATGCATGAAATCATTGTAGACGGCGATGCGCCGACGCAGGAAAAGTTGACACTGACTCAGCGGCGGAAGGCCCGCAAGGAATCCCTGGACGCCCGATGCAGAGCCGCGGCAGACTTAGTCAATGACAGCCATGAACAGTGGCTGGTATGGTGTGACCTCAATGCCGAATCGGAGGCGCTCCATAAAATGTGCCAGATGTCCCGGCAGGTCCGCGGATCCGACAAGAGCCAATATAAGTCATCTACGATGATGGGCTTTTCCATCGGCGTCCTGAAATGCCTGATTACGAAACCCAGCATCGCCGGGTTCGGGATGAACTGGCAGAACTGCCACAACATGATTTTCGTCGGACTATCCGACAGCTACGAACAGTACTATCAAGCCGTGCGCCGCTGCTGGCGATTCGGACAGACGCATCCCGTCAATGTCTACGTCATCATATCGGCGAAAGAAGGCTGCGTCAAAGAGAACATCGAGCGCAAGGAAGCCGACGCCATCAACATGCGGCAGAAAATGGCCGAGCTGACCAGGGAATCAGTTAAAGAAAATCTGTCACGGACGACACGAATTATGGCCATCTATAATCCGACTACGCCGATGCAGTTGCCTGCCTGGGCAGAAATGAAAGCCGTATGAATTTAATTTACGTTTGTGAAATTTAAGGATGTGATAACCATGGTCAATGTATTGAGCCAATACGTATCCGAACGGGTATCCCTGTATAACGGGGACTCCGTAGAGATACTGCATGGCCTGCCAGACAACTGCCTGCATTATTCTATCTTCTCGCCGCCGTTTTCGTCGCTGTACACCTACAGCAACAGCGACCGGGATATGGGGAACAGCACCAGCGACGGCCAGTTCTACAAGCATTTCGGGTTCCTGATCCACGAATTGGCGCGCGTCATGATGCCGGGGCGGCTGGTATCGGTCCACTGCATGGATATCCCGAAGATGAAGAGCCGTGACGGTGTCATCGGGCTGAAGGACTTCCCAGGTGAAATCATCCGGGCCTTTGAAAAAGCCGGCTTCATCTACCACAGCCGCGTCGTTGTGTGGAAAGATCCGCTCGTCGAAGCGACCCGGACGAAAGCCCTGGGATTGATGCACAAGCAGTTATGCAAAGATTCGGCCATGTGTCGGAACGGCTTGCCCGATTATGTCGTGACATTCCGCAAGCCCGGGGATAATCCGGAACCCGTTGCCCATGAATACGGGCTCAAGCGGTTCTATGGCGAAAACGAACCGGAAGGCGTGAAGACACTGCGCCCCCAGCCAGACCCGGAACTCGTCGAAGCGAAAAAGAAATATAATACTACCCCGATATACAGTCATCAAGTGTGGCGCCGGTACGCATCGCCGGTCTGGATGGATATCCGGCAAAGCAACACGCTGAACCGGGCGGCGGCACGGGACGAAAAAGATGAACGGCATATATGCCCGTTACAACTGGACCTGATTGCCCGGTGCCTGGAACTTTGGACGAATCCCGATGATATTGTGCTGGACCCGTTCGCCGGCATCGGCAGTGTCCCAGTCGTAGCCCTTCAGATGGGACGACGGGTCATGGGTTTTGAACTGAAGGAATCGTATTACAAGCAAATGGTCATCAATTGCAAAGAAAAAGAGGAGGAAATGAACCATGATTGAAATCAAATTTAAAGGAGACCTCAAAGGCGTTATTACCGAAATCGTGAACTTCCGGGATGCATTAAATGCTCCACTGAACCCAAATCTGGATTCAGCAGGGGCGTCGCAGAACGCGACTCCCTCTGCAGCGGTCAATTCTGCGGCCAATGTTGTACCCGCCCATGAACCAAGCCCGCAAGTGACACCGGCAGAAGCCCCGGCAGCGCCTGCCCCGGCTGTTGAAAAGGCTACGCCTGCTCCGGCCACTGAACCGATTACACTGGAAAGCACGCCGAATACGCCGGAAATTCCCAAGGCAACACCGGATGCACCCGTAGCGGCTGTCCCGGTAGCCCCGGCTAAAGAATACTCTCTGGATGAATTACTGACGGCGACAGCGCCGCTCATGGACGCCGGGAAAATTGCAGATCTTCAGGCACTGATGCAGAAATATGGCGTCGCTTCCATGATGGAAATCCCGAAAGAAAAATATGGCGAATTGGCGACAGACCTGCGCGCATTGGGGGCGAAATTATGAGCAAGCAGCATGCATTGTTAAGTGCTTCCTCAGCGCATCGCTGGCTGAAATGCACGGCGGCGCCGCAGATGGAACAGAAATTCCCTGATACAGCGTCTGTATACGCGGCCGAAGGAACACTGGCGCACAGCATCGCAGAACTCAAACTGCGCGCCTATGCCGTCGAACCGATGAGCCACGCTACCTTTACCCGGCGATTGAATAAGCTCAAAAAAGATGAACTTTATCAGGCGGAAATGGACGGCTATACCGAAACGTACCTGGATTACATCAAAGGTATCCTGCTGTCGTATAAGGCTAAGCCCTATGTCGTGGCCGAAAAGAAAGTTGATTTCAGCAGCTACGTTCCAAAGGGGTTTGGTACCGCCGACTGCCTGATCATGGCGCATGATGATTTGCATATCGTTGATTTCAAGTATGGAAAGGGGGTTTCCGTCGATGCAGCCAACAATCCGCAGATGAGATTGTACGCCCTGGGCGCCTTATCTGCGTACCAACTGCTGTACCGATTCAAGACGGTACACATGCACATCGTCCAGCCGCGGATCAACAATTTCAGCCAGGAAACGTTAGGCGTCGAAATCCTGAAGGATTGGGCCCATGAAGTAGTCGTACCGAAAGCCCAGGAAGCCGCCGGAGAAAACGGCGGAACGTTCAATCCCGGCGAATGGTGCCGGTTCTGCCGGGCCAAGGCACAGTGCAAGGCCCGGTGCGATGCTTATGCATCCATGGTAGATACTGCACAGGAAAAACGGGATATGACCATGATTACCATGCCAGAGTTGGGGGATTACCTGAAAACAGCGAAACTGCTGAAGGACTGGGCAGATGATTTGCAGGAATACGCGCAGTCGTGTGCCCTGAAAGGTATCCATGTTCCTGGCTGGAAACTGGTAGAAGGCCGCGGGAGCCGGGTATTTACTGACATGGATGCGGCTTTCAGCAAACTGATGGAAAACGGTATTGATGAATCCGTATTATACGAACGCGTGCCACTGACACTGGCTAAAACAGAAAAGGCCATCGGCAAGAAACTGTTCGCAGACCTGTGCGATGAATTCATTGAACGGAAGCCTGGCAAGCCCGCATTGGTGCCAGAATCTGACAAGCGCCCTGCTTTAGATCTTACCCCGAAAGCTACTGATGTTTTTAAACCTATTGACGAAAAAGGAGATCACTAACTATGGAAAACACGAATATCGTATTAGAAAATGTTCGCCTCAGCTATGTACATCTTTTGAAGCCCTATGGCCGGGATCCGCAATCGCCGCAGAAGTACCAGGCAACAATCCTGCTCCCTAAAACGGATACCGTCGGTAAACAGAAGATCGACGCAGCTATCGCCGCAGCTACGCGGAACGGATTGAATGGCAAATGGAATGGCACGGCGCCGGCCAAAGTGCCTACGCCGATTTGGGATGGTGATGGACTTACACAGAACGGAAACCAATTCGGACCGGAATGTAAAGGCTGCTGGGTGTTCACAGCATCCAGCGCAGCGGACAAACCCGTTGATGTCGTTGACGCTCAGATGAACCGTATCATCGACGCGACACAGATTTACAGCGGTGTATACGCGAATATCTCGGTCAACTTCTTCCCCTATAATTACCAGGGGAAAAAGGGCATCGGATGTGGCCTCGGTCCAGTGCAGAAAGTTCGTGACGGCGAACCGTTAGGCGGATCTGCACCGTCGGCTAAGTCTGTATTCCATGCGATTCAGCCGCAGGCGCCGGCATCCCCGGTGGTCAATCCGCTCACGGGCCAGCCCATGTAATCGATATATGTGTCTTTCAGGCGCGTGGAACAACCGCGCGCCTATTTTTATCAGGAGGTGATTTACGTGTCGAAAAAACATCTCAGCATCGATATTGAAACCTATTCGAACGTAGATATCGGCAAATGCGGGCTGTTCAAATACTGCGATAGCGATTCCTTTGAGATTTTGTTATTTGCCTATGCTTATGATTTCGGCCCTGTGAAGGTCGTCGACCTGGCATCCGGGCAGGCTATCCCCGGGAACGTCCAAATGGATTTACAGAATCCGGACGTCATCAAGCACGCTTACAACGCCGCATTTGAAATAACCGGTCTTAACCGTGCCGGATACCTGACGCCACCGGACCAGTGGCGCTGTACCATGCTCCATGGGCTGTATCTTGGCTATCCCGCGGGCCTGGCCAATCTGGGGAAGGCCCTGGGATTGCCGGAAGACAAGCAGAAGATGGCCGCCGGCAAAGCCCTGATTCGCTATTTCTGTGTGCCCTGTAAAGAAACTAAACGGAATGGATACCGCCGCAGGAATCTGCCAAAGCATGACCCGGATAAGTGGAGAACCTTCAAGACGTACAACGCGCAGGACGTTGTGACCGAAATGGCGGATTATCAGCGGCTGATGGCCTATCCTGTACCGGACTGGGTGCAGGAAGACTGGGTTATCGACTATGAATTGAACCGCCGGGGCATACAGCTTGATTTGGACCTTGTATACGGCGCTATCCGCATCAATGATGAGCACCGCGAGGAGCTGATTCAGCGGGCCATTGCTATCACAGGTCTGAGCAACCCGAACAGCCGGAACCAGTTATTGGAGTGGCTCAATGAAAATACGGATCTGAACCTGGAAAAACTGACGAAGGAAACGGTATCAGAGTCCCTGCAAGTAGCCAGCGGCGCCGCGGAAGAAGTGCTGCGGATCCGCAAGAATCTATCGAAAAGCAGTGTGTCGAAGTACCAAGCCATGAAAAGCGCTGTTTGCCATGATTATCGCATTCGAGGCGTCCTGCAATTCTACGGAGCAAACCGTACAGGACGCTGGGCCGGCCGGCTCGTCCAGGTCCAGAACCTGCCTCATGATGTGCCGCCAGCTATCGACGTAGCCCGGCATCTGGCGAGTACGGGAAACCGCCACGGCCTGGAACTGCTCTATGGCGACGTAGCCAGCACCTTGTCCCAGCTGATTCGTACGGCTTTTATTGCGCCAGATGACGCCATGCTGTGCGTATCAGACTTTTCTGCTATCGAAGCCCGGGTATTGTCCTGGCTGGCTGATGAGAAGTGGCGCATGGATGTTTTCGCCAATAACGGCGATATCTACTGTGCGTCGGCGTCTTCCATGTTCGGCGTGCCTGTCGTGAAACACGGCATCAATGGCCACTTACGGCAGAAAGGGAAGGTTGCAGAGCTGGCCCTAGGATATCAGGGTGGGCCAAATGCCCTGATTTCTATGGGTGCCCTCAAGCAGGGGCTGACAGAAGAGGAACTGCCGGATATAGTCCGTCGCTGGCGGGTGTCGAACCCGCGCATCCAAGAATTCTGGTATGCCGTTGATAACGCGGCTATGTCAGTCATGCAGAACGCCCAGCCCGTAGGATTGCCGCACGGCATCATCTTCAGCCGTGAATGCAATTTAGTATATGGCTACGACTACTTGACGATAACCCTGCCCAGCGGCCGGCGACTGTTCTACCCGCAACCCTATATCGCGGATAACCAGTTCGGCCGCCCGGCCATCCATTACCGTACACAGGTCGGCGCCAACTGGGTCAACACTTCGACCTACGGCGGCAAGCTCGTGGAAAACATTACTCAGGCCATCGCCCGGGACTGCCTGGCCTTGGCTATCAAGCGACTGGTACAACATGGCTATAAGCCGCTCATGCACATTCATGATGAGGTCGTGTTAGAAGTACCGAAAACGGAACTGCATGATGATGAAATCGAACGGATCAACGCCATCATGTGCGCACCTATCCCGTGGGCGCCAGGGCTGTTATTAAACGCCGATGGATTTGTCAGCCCGTACTATAAGAAGGATTGAGGAGGGATGCTATATGATTGAAAATAAAGCGCGTATTGCCGCCAATGGGGGAACCATTGCGACGTCGGTACTGATTTACATGGCACTTCATGATGATGACGCTCTGCGATTCAGCACGAAACGCCTGAACGCGATTACTGATACCGTGACCACGTACAGCGAAGACATCAACCATAGCGCTGAAAAATTCATTCTATATCGGAACCGGCTGGACCAATGTGGCATCGATTTTCAGTTGAAGTACGACTTTATCCGAGTCTTGATGAAAGGCTTGAAATTCTCCGGAAAACGGGAGCGTACCGGCGGAGAAGCGGGGATAGAAGCCACATACACGCTGATACTGCTGGCTGCACACGATATATACGGCCTGGGCAGGACGCGCCTGCGCCGTATACAGCATCGAATTAAAGAATATGCATGGGCCATCAAAGATGGCGCCGTCCATATCTTGGAGTACATGAAATGCCTGGCCTGCGAATGCGGGCAAAAATATCAGGTCCTCATGAACTATGAAAACGAATACGGAGAAATACGCATTTATGGATAGGAGTGTGATAGATATGAGCCGTTGTACGGTATGGCGATTGATTTTTCTCTACGTCATTATTTTTTGGATTGCATTTTTTGTAGCCGCTGTATATATGCTGAAATAGGAGTCAATAATGAAATGGGTTAATCCAAATGATGAAATGCCAAAGCGCTATACAACTATCCTGATTGCCATCCAATATCCCCAACATAATCGGGCATATACCATTACTACGGGCCTTTATACCGGTGACCGCATGGGATGGTACGCCGATGTCAACGGGAAATACCTGGATACAGATCGGGTGAAGTATTGGGCTCCGATTGCGTCCCTGCCCAGGGAATATTAATGAAGCCGAATCAAGGATGATGAACTATGATCGATAGCAAAATTTTAGAGTTACTGAAGAAATGTGGGGATGATAATGCTGAAGATTCTTGAATTATTTGGTGGAATTGGCAGCCCTCGGGTCGCACTGCGAAACTTAGGGATTCCGGTTAAATCAATCGACTATGTCGAAATCGATGAAAAGGCTGTCAGGTCATACAATGCGATGTTCAAAAACGAGCTTCCGTATAAAACACAAGACGTTAGGGGGTGGAACTTGAAGCCGGATATCTTGATCCACGGAAGCCCTTGCCAGGATTTCAGTATTGCAGGTCGTCAAAAAGGGGCAGACCCAGGGAGTGGCACTCGATCGTCACTCATGTGGGAAACCATTAGCATCGTTAGAAATATGGGACTATGGAAGCCCAGAATCATCATATGGGAGAACGTGAAAAACGTAAGAAGCCGCTATATGGTGCATAACCATGAATGGTACATGTCTGAATTGGAACAAATGGGGTATATAAGCTCCTATGCTCTGCTGGATGCCCGGGATTTCGGGCTTCCACAAGCCAGGAAACGGATTTTCACGGTGTCTATTTTGGGCGGCAAAGAATTTGATTTTACCCATCTGAAAAGAAAGCCAATGGCCAATATCAGGGCTTTCCTGGAAAGCGGCCCTGTTGATGATTATTACCGGGTTAAAGCTCCATCAATGCTTAGGGCAATCGGGAAGACAGGAACTGTCAGGAGACTTCCTATTATCCATGATTACTGTTGGACGATTACAGAGCGACCGGACAGAGCGCCGGGATGCGGATGCCTGCCAATAGGAAACGGAAATTATAGGTATTTGACTGAGCGTGAATGCTGGCGGCTTCAAGGTTACAGCGATATCGACTTTGATGCAGCCGCTCAGGTTAATAGCCGGAGGACTCTTTACCGTCAAGCAGGCAATAGTATCCCCGTACCGATTTTTGAAAGCCTTTTCAAGAAAATGCTATAGGGAGGATTGAGAAAATGGCTAATGATGTACAGCACCCGGACCACTACACGTGGAAAGGAACTGAATGTAAAACTATTATTGAATCTATGACAAAAGGCCTGGACGGACAGGACGCCTATTATGTGGGAAACATCATCAAATACTTATACAGGTATCCTATGAAGGGAACGGCGCATAAAGATTTGATGAAAGCCCGGCAGTATCTCGATTTCCTAATTACGACTCAGGAAGTCCGGGACGCAGAAAAGGAAAAAGGAAAT